TATACTACCATCATTTCTTAAGTCAAGTGCATATCTGTATGCAAGATATCTAGAATTTAATCTGTCCCCCATTACATTTCCGTCTTCAATTGAGCCGTTAGGCGCACTAGATGTTTCTAATATTGGTCCATCAATGCTTTCAAATACTTTTAATAATGGCAAAAATTGTGGTGTAACACAATGATATTTTTGTGCTGTGTCTAAAAATTTACCACTGTCAAAAAAGTCTAGTATATCAAAATCTATTATAATAGTATCACTAGGAATGTTTTTTATTTCATAATCATTAAAGGTGATACCTTTGGACTTATAGCGAATACAATACGGTTTAAACGCAATGTCCTTGCGTTTAAGCAATTCAAACAATGTGGTGCTGTCTAACCCACCACTTACAAAAATATTTTGTGTAGTTTCTTCTAATTTTTCTCTATATACCTTTTCGAATAGATCATCGAAGTTATTAAAATTGGTATCTTTACTTACAGTTGAAATAATATATTCATGCGATTGATCATCTTCGTGTGTATTGCTTCTATGTTGAGATGCAACCTTGTTTCTTAAATTTATTTGTATGCTGTAATTTAAAATATCTGTTTCGTAATCACTAAGAAAAGTGTCTTTAATATCAGACAGATTTATTTTGAAATATTCGCGATCATCTAGTTCGCATTTGTTATTAAAAAGTTTATCCAATGTTTGTCTTACTTGCGCCGCCTGTGATACCGTGCATACAAGTAGCCTTATCGGCACCTACTCTAGCGGCTGGTTTACCTTCTATATTTACTTTACTTGAACCAGATGCTATCTTAGGATTGGAATGAGGTGAGTCACCATGCCCTGCTACTGTGTCACCTTTTCTTGCTGGAGCAATGCCTTCTATTTTGGTTTTTGATGCACCAGATGTTATTGGTGCTCCTGCTGATGATGTTCCTTTGAGTGCGGCTTTTGGCATAGTAATATTATTTATCATTATAAATACTAGTATGAAACTAGATTGGTACCATAATCAAGCAGAAGGTTTTATATACTGCAACATTGATAATATTACATATAAATCGTACAACGGTGGCGACACAATTATTAAACTTATCGATAATAATCAAGTATCCACTATGGAAAAACACGATCCTGCTGATCCATGGGAAGTTGAAAAACAATGGATAAGTGACACATACTCAGATAGATTTGGTGTATATGAACCTATGGATGCTGGGGAAGTTGGAATGCAACAATGGTTTGACGATCATCCAGAATATACAGCGGCCTTTCCTGCATTTGGTTTATACAATGAAAACTATTTAGATAGATTACAACGTTCTTCAGATGTTCAAGTTGGCAACGATATGCACACACTTATTTTTGACCCAGAGCAAAAACTTTACATAGAGTGGGATAAAGATAATACTGGTAAGTTCTATCGTAGAGAATGGTGCGAAGAGGACAACGGTTTCTACAATGTACAACCTTGTTGTGTATTTCCTAATAATCCAGGAAGAACAGAGTTAAGTGATGAAGAAAAGCAATCTCTTATCAGCGAACACGGAATGGATTTATCTACTATTTAGACTTTTGCTAAACTAATACCTGTAGTACCTTCGACATATTGATCTGCTAGATCTTTCAAAGTATCCATTACGCACATAATTTGATTGTTTGAAATATTAATCTCTTTAGATGCATCTGCACTAAACAACCACGGCATCAATCCTAATCCTTGTGGAGTAATTTGTACAGCCATTGGTTTTTCAATTGTAATTCCATCGTCGTTTTGATTTACAAAACGTGTAATAATTTCAGTATCGCTTGTTAGTTTGATAGTGACAATGTCACCTTTTGAATATGGTTTATTAATTAGCATGTGTTTCCTCTGTGTGTGAATATTTATATTATAGTGAAAAGCCGGAGAAGGTTTCTTTGTCTACATCTTGCTTAGTGCCACCAATTACATAACTGCTAATTTCAGTCTCTTGTGGTGCTACTTGAACTTCTCCACCTGTAATCCATGCTTGGGTCCAAGGTAATGGATTTGTACCTGTATTGAAAATTTTCTTTTGTCCTACGGCGTGCATTCTTTTACCAGCAATGTATTCTACATACTGTTTAAGTAAGTCTGCATTTAAGCCAATAATACTTCCGTCTTTAAATAAGTAGTCTGCCCATTTCTTTTCCTGCTCAACTGCATCTAAGAAAAGTTGTGTACATTCGTCATAAGTTTCTTCTCTAATTTTTTCAAAGTCCTTATCTTCACGTGGTAAAAGTTTTAGCATTTGTTGTGTACTTGCCAAGTGTACATTTTCATCTCGAGCAATTAGTTTAATAATTTTTGCATTACCTTCCATCTTTTTAAGTTCAGCAAATGCCCAACTACAAGCAAATGATACATAAAAACGTACACCTTCTAATATGTTTACACTCATTAAACACATCCAAATACGTTTCTTATGTTCATATTCGTCATACTTGGTACTACCAGATTCTCTAAGTCTATTATACTCAATTAATGAGTCATAGTATTCTGTGATACTATCTGAACAATCAACAATTTCTTTGATGCTCATCATTTCATCAAATACCTTACTTGGATCTGAATACACATTTCTAATAATGTGAGTATAACTTTTACTGTGAATTGTTTCTGAGAATGCCCAAGTTTCAATCCATGTTTCTAATTCTGGTAAACTAACAATTGGTAGTAATGCCAAGTTAGGTGAACGTCCTTGTACACTATCTAATAGTATTTGTCTTTTTAAATTACTAGTAAAGATGTGTTGCTCAAAGTCCGTTAGGTCTTTAAAGTCTTTTGCGTCTTTGAGAATATCAACTTCTTCAGGTCGCCAAAAGAATCCTAACTGCTTTTCTGTTAGTTTATCAAACTGTCTATATTTTAGTACATCAAATCTTTGTACACCCATGTCGTTAGACAAGAACATATTACTCTTGTTAGTATATTTTGATTTTGTATTAAGTACACTCATTAAATTTTACAACTCTCGCAATCTTCGTCATCTAGTTCACCTGCCTCTAAGTCAGGTAGTTTATCGTCTTTATTAATATCAATCTCGCCTTGCCCGTCAAATGTATTATTGTAGTATAATTGTTTACCACCATACTTATAAAACATTAGGAGATCCTGAATTAGCACACTCATTGGTACTTTTTCATCTTCATAGTGTTCGGGATTGTAAGAAGTATTTACCGAAATTCCCTGATCAATATACTTTTGTAGTACAGCCATTATTTTCAAATAGCCTTGTGGTGACTTTTGATCCCACAGTAGATCATATTTGTTTTTATAGTATGGAAAGCCTGGTACAACTTGCTTTAATACACCGTGTTTACTTTGCTTTATGCTAATGTAACCACGTGGTGGCTCAATTCCATTCGTGCTGTTACTTATCTGAGCAGACGTTTCTGCCGGCATTAATGCCATCAAAGTAGAGTTTCTTATACCATGTTCTTTAAGATTTTTTCTAAGTTCTTTCCAATTTTGTCTTTCTTTATGTTTCACTAATTCATCAACATCTTTTTTGTATGTTTGGTTGGGGGTTATGCCTAAACCATATTTTGTTTCGTTGGTTCCAGGACATTTTCCTTTTTCCATTGCTAGTTTGTTACTTGCTTTAATTAAACTGTAACTCCATGCTTCTGCCCATTCGTCAATAAGTTCTAAGTTTGGTTCCTGATAAGTCATATCATTCTTAACCATCCAATAAGCAAAATTAATAATACCAATGCCTAGTGGTCTTCTCTTCATTGTGCTTAGTTCTGCCGCTAATACAGGATACTGTTGATAATCCAATAGTTCATCAAGACCTCTAACTGCTAACTTACATACTTTATTCATTTCTTCAAAGTCTTTGATTACACCCCAATTGACTGCACTTAATGTACATAAACTTATTTCACCTTCTTCGTCATTGACATGTGTTAAAGGTTTAGTAGGTAAATCAATTTCACAGCACAAATTACTCTGTTTGATTGGTGCTACATCTTCTATAAATGCGCCATGTGTGTTAGCATGGTCAACGTTCATTAAGTAAATTCTACCAGTGTCTTTACGTTCTTGTACGAACGCAGAAAACAATTCAATAGCAGGAATAGACTTCTTCCTAATACTTGTTTTACGTTCCGCCGCTTCATATAATTCTTTAAATTTGTCTTGATCAGCAAAGAAACTTTCGTATAGTTCAGGTACATCTTTAGGTGAGAACAATGTAATGTTACCGCCACTTATAAGTCTTTCGTACATCAGTTTGTTAAACTGTACACCGTAGTCCATATGTCTAACACGATTGTCTTCTGTACCTTTATTGTTCTTTAACACTAATAAGTCTTCTACTTCTAAATGCCAAATTGGATAATATAAGGTGGCGGCTCCTCCCCTTACTCCACCTTGGGAGCAACTTTTAACCGCCGATTGAAATAATTTATAGAAGGGAATAACACCTGTGTGAGTTGCATCTCCACTCCTAATAGGTGAGCCTATTGCTCTAATACTGCCTGCACCAATACCAATACCTGCCTTTTGGCTAACATATTTTACAATGCTACTTGCAGTGGCATTAATGCTATCTAAACTGTCATCTGTTTCAATTAATACACAACTACTAAACTGTCTTTGCGGTGTCCTAACACCTGCCATAACTGGCGTAGGCAAGGAAATTCGGAAAGTGCTGATAGCATCGTAGTATGCTTTCACATACGCCATTCTTTTCTTCTCTGGGTATCTTGCAAACAATGTTGCGGCAATCATCATGTATGCAACTTGTGGTGTTTCGTATATTTCACCTGTTGCTCTATTCTGTACCAAGTACTTGCCACGAAACTGTTCCATGGCCGCATAAGTTAAGTCTTCATCTCTGTCATGCTTAATATATGATTGTAATTGATTTATTTCTTCTTTTGTATAAAGTTCTACAAACTCTGGATCATAAAATCCGTCGTCTATATTTTTTTGTACTATATCACAAAGACATGGTGGTTCAAACTGGTTGTACACCATTTTACGCAAATGATAATTGATTAATCGACCTGCTACATATTGGTAATTAGGTGTCTCTTCTGAGATTAAATCTGCTGTACTTTTGATTAATGTTTCTTGGATATCTGTTGATGCGATACCATCATAGAATTGTATTTGACTGTTTATCTCTACTTGTGATGCACTGACTCCAGTAAGATTTTCTACTGCATACATCACGACCTTGTGTAACTTGTCGATATTAAGGTCTTCTTTAGTGCCGTCTCTCTTTGTAACTTTCATGAATCTTTGTAAGTTTTTCCTGTCTAATAATTTCTCTAACTGTTATGTAATTATCAAAATTTTCAATATTTACACTTGTATTCGGTAAAATGTTATAATAACATACTCCGTCAAAAAACACAAGTCCTTCATGAAAAATTTGCTTGTTTTCTGCTACAATCCACTTTACGTTTTTTGTATCAATATAATTTAATTGTGCTAAAGTGTGGTATAGTAAAATTGCTTTACCACTCATGCAAAATAATCCTTCGTCGAGTATCTCCCATGGTGTTGGCCATTGACTCGGCGTATAGTAATCAAAACATCTGTGTTCTGTTTCTATACTTTCGACATATTGTAACACATTTTTCAACGATGGGCGACCATTTTTATAGTCTCGCCATATGGAAATACGTTGTTGGGGATTGGCTATTTTATCAAGCAATTATCCCAGCCATTTTCTAACTAAGTATTTTACAGTTGCGGCTCGTGGAGTACTTGCTGTAGTATCAGTTAAGGAGTTGACTCCAGATAAACTAATTGTTGATGTGCCACTGTTGTATGCAACGGTAAAGTCAAACGTACCTGTATAGTTATTTGATAGTATTGTACCAGTATCATTTACTGATGCGTCATTGAGATTTGTATCTCCAGTTATATGTAATGTACCGGTTCTACTGTAACCATCTCCTGAACCCGCACTTGATTTTACTGAATACTCTACTATTATGCTATCTACGTCTGCTATACCGAATGATACGATACCTGTTGTTGCACTTGCTGGGCATGATTTTGTTATTGCTTCGAATAACGAATTTGCGGAACCTGTTAATAGTACAGCATAATCGTCTTGTGTTAATAGTCTTTGATTTGTTTTTATGTTAGTTAAACCAGTAATTACTGCATTAGCACTTGCACCAAATACTTTATTTGTAATTGTTGAAAAGTTTTCTGCTTCTTGATTACCAGTCAGTGTAATTGTAAGTGTTTCACTACTTGTTGAAGGTGTATATTTGCTAATTCTAGTTGCATTAGAATTAAATTTATTACCCACTTCCACCGCAGTAAACATATTGAATGATCCGTCACCTAATGCACCATGTAACCAATCTTCTAATTGTCCTTTAATTGAGTTTGCCGCTCTTGTATAACCTGCGGCTGGTATTGACAAGTCTGTGGCGTCACCAGAATCTGTATAACTAATTGTAAATTCTTCGTCTGCAGATATAAACCAAGAGTCTGTTGATACTTTGGTCGCTGTGGCAAAAATATTTGCAGAATTAATTTTACTTACTACTAAATCTAAGTTACCGGCACCGCTTGATAAATCAATTGTTGATGTTGTGCTAGTTGCATCTCTTGTAATTTTTATATCTGTTAATGACAATGAGGACGGTGAAGGCACTGAGCCTGATTGTGCAAATACTTCGACATGCTTGTTTTCTAATCCAATGAACGAAGTACCTACTTCATAGTCTGATCTAATATATGCATTGTTTAATTTTCTGTATGACGAAACATTTTTTGCATCATAAAATCCTACAGTTGCAGTACTACCCACGTTACCTGAGTCATTTAATGCATTAATAATATCTACATTACTGTAATAATTCAAAGTTATATCATCAGTTCCTGTTGGGTTTGTACCAAAAGTTACTGTTGTATTTGTTGTTTGATTTGTTGGCGATGATACAAAGAACTCATTGTTAAGTAGGTTTGCCGCTGTTCTTGTTGCATTTGTACTTAAAGCAACTCCATTTTTAGCACCTGTAAAATCTGTAGATTCAAAAGCACTATTATCAAAAACATTTTTTACAGAATTTGCATTTATACTTGCATTAAAAACAGGAAGTCCATGTGCTTGTCCACTTGAACCGTCTGCCCTAAATGTTGTATTGTTTGCTGTACCATCAAACGTGCCTGTGCCAAATCTTTTGCTAGGCATAATAAGTCTGATAAAGTTATTATTTAAATATGAATTTGCGTATGTAAATCCGTTTGTGATATTGTTTACTGAAACAGCATTCGCATTCTGGGCCGTAACACCGATCTCTGGATCAAGTCCTATGAATACTTCTTTACTGTCTGATGCTAATGCAACTTCACCTGGTCGTAAAGGTTGAGGTAAATCTATACGATTACCTCTTCTTTGTTGCATTCGCGATATGATTATTTCTTTATCTGCCATACAACTATTTATCTTTTTTACTTACTTTGTGGAGATGCCCACTATTAATCTTTTTTTGCATCGACTTTCCCATAGTAATCAGCCAACCTCTCGGCCCACATACCACAGTACTTATCAAATTCTTCGCCTTCTATAATAAAGTCTTTGAAATTGGATTCTCTATCTACCAT